CAGTGACTATCTCACCACACTCATCTGCTTATATGGACATCGACTGTGACCTTATGGATGCCCATTGTGGCTCTGCAAATTTGAACAGCTATCTGTCACTGTCAAGTGGAGAGTTCCCTTCACTTGTAAAGAAGAGTGGTGTCAGCATTGGAGCAGGCATCACGAATGTTGAAATAATGCCAAGGTGGTGGAGATTATGATACCAGTATTGTTTGAAAGCACAGCAACATCATTCACAACGAATGGCATCGGCAGACTATCCGATGCTGTTAGTTGTGAAGTTACGGAAGAACGGAACGGAAAGTATGAACTTGTGATGGAGTATCCGCAGGAAGGCATCCACTTCGAGGATATCGCAGAGGAGAGAATAGTCCTTGCAAAGCCTTATGACGGAGCATTAACTTCACAGCCTTTCCGAATCTATCGAGTCACAAAGCCACTCAAGGGAGTTGTGACAGTTTATGCGACACACATCAGCTATGACTTGCGAAGGAACACAGTCCTTCCCTTCTCTGGAACGAATATTCAAGATACCTTCTCTCATATAGCAGGAAGTATGGTGGAGACCAACAATTTCACATTCTACACAGATAAGACATCATCAAGTCCATTTGCGTTGACTCATCCAGTATCTGCTCGTGGTCTGCTTGGTGGCTCTACGGACTCACTGCTCTACAAGTATGGTGGAGAGTATGAGTTCGATGGATTCACTGTCAAACTGCTTGCAAGTAGAGGAGCAGACAACGGAGTCACTATCCGATATGGTAAGAACTTGACTGCACTTAAGAAGGACACAGACACATCAGATGTTTACACTGGAGTGATACCATACTGGACAGATGGTGAGAATTACATCTATTGTGGTGTAGTCTATTCAGAAGATGTGAGCGAGTATCCATATCACATCACTGTACCACTCGACCTTTCATCATACTTCGAAGAAGCACCAACTGTGGCACAGCTTGAAGCGAAGGCAGCAGACTATCTTGAGGACAATGACACATGGAATCCGTCAAGCAACATTGATATTTCATTCGTAGCACTATGGCAGACAGAGGAGTACAAGGACATCGCAGTTCTTGAGCGAGTCAAGTTGTGCGATTATGTGACAGTGGAGTATCCGAGAGGAGATATCTCGGTGAAGGCGAAAGTCATCAAGACAGTGTATGATACACTTCTTGAGAGATATACCAAGATTGAACTCGGTTCGGTTAAGCAGAACACACTCGCTCAAATCATAAACACGCAGGAGAAGCAGATTGAGAACATCGTATCAGACCAGTCAGCATCCATTCAGAGAGCAGTGAGCCATGCGACAGAACTCATCACTGGTGGACTCGGTGGTCATGTGGTCATCTCACAGAATGCTGACGGAGAGCCAGAGGAGATACTCATCATGGACACAGACGACAAGGAGACTGCAACGAATGTCATTCGCTTGAATCGGAACGGACTCGGATTCTCAACCACTGGTTATGATGGTACATATACGAATGCATGGACTATCGATGGCAATCTTGTCGCAGACTTCATCACTACTGGCACACTCGATGCTAATGAGGTGCGAGTAGTAAATCTCAACGCAGACAACATCACAAGTGGCTATATGAATGCGACTCGCATCCGAGGTGGTACTATCGATGCATCACAAGTGAATGTGACGAATTTGAACGCATCCAACATCACGAGCGGTAGTCTATCGGCTAACTATATCACGAGTGGAACGATGAGTGCAGATAGAATCTTCGGTGGTACGATAAACGGAAACAATGTCAACTGCGTGAATATCACTGCATCGAATATCACTGCAGGCTCAACGATATCAAACAATTTCACATGTACGAATCTGACAATCAGTGGTGGTTCTATCCAAGTGACAACTAGCACTCAAGATGTAAACTACATCACATTGAATTCAAATAATGTTGAGTCAACCATCGCTCCAGCAGGAATACAGTTCCGAAACGCAGTGCTATCTAGCGGTGTGGCAAGAAGTTTGTTCAATGCAGGAACTGCAAGTTTCTGGTACAATGATGTCCAGACTGCAAGTATCAACGGAGCGAATGGAGTAGGAACTTTCAATGAACTTTTAATTCGGCCAAATGACTCGAACATCTCCGAGATATTCACAACACTGCAGGCTTATGGTCAAAAAAATCTTGCAAGAATAGTGCAAGTATTGATGGACTACGGAGCTACTAACTGGGGGATAGACTGGAGTCTTTACTAAAAAGACCTAAATCGATATAATGAAAGCATCAAAGAAAAGGAGAATGAACATGGAGAAGCCTATCACAGTAAGAGTGAAAGAGATGAATGCAGGCATCATCGAAAGTATCAACAAGGCAAATCTGCCAGCTTGGAAAATCCGAGACGAACTGAACAAGATACTCGCACAAGTGAGTAACCTTGCGACTCAAGAAGAAGAACGAGAGCTGGCAGAGTGGTTAAAAGAAAAGGAGAACGAGAATGATATCACAGACCTATGACTTAAATCTGATACCTAGTCAGATACCAGTGACTATTCACTGCTCACAGTATGACGATGGTAGCAGAACATTCGTATTCAATTTGTATGAGGGTGCATCGGCATTTGAAATCCCAGCAGGGGCATCTGCCACTTTTAGTGGTGTAAAGCCAGACGGACTCGGATTCCAGTATGGATGTAGTATCACTGGAGCATCGCAAGTGTCGGTAGATGTAGAACTCCAGATGACTGCAGTTGCAGGAGACTGTCCTTGCAAAGTCACAGTCTATGATGCAGACTCGAATGCACTTGGCTCGGCTCTTTGTGTGTTGGATGTTGAAAGGCATCCGCTGCAGGATGATACAGTCATCTCTGACTCCGATATCCCACTCGTACAAGAAGCGGTCAACTGGGCAGCACAGTTCCAACCATCTGACTTCGTACAAAAGAATCAAGGAGTCGCACAATCTGGAAAGGTTCTCGGCATCAGTGCAGATGGTATGGTCACTCCAACTGATGTTAGTGAGAATATTGATGCAGAAGATGTAGGCTACGATGGTATAGTTCCAGATTCAGAGAATGTAGAAGAGGCGATTGAAAAGATATATGTCAGAGCCATCACATCATATAGAATGGTTGATACCTTGGATACTACAATGGCTGATGAAGATTTCATTCCATTCAAAGATGAAAGCATAGGTGGAGCAAAGAACATCACATTGTCAGACTTTGTGGATACCATTTCGCCAAACTTTTATAGAGTCACAGACTCTGCCGAGACTACCATCGATGATACAGACTATGTACCATTCTACGACACAAGTGATAGCTCCAAAAAGCGAATAACATGGGTGAACATCGTGACAAAGATTAAGTCATCCCTTGCGAACTACTTTGGCAGAAAGTTCTCACAGTCTAATGGTAAGTTAAGCCTATTATCAGATAACAACACAGTGCTAGATACTGTGACACTCTCTCCACTTGCTACGAATACAAGTTATACTGATACGAACAACATCGGAGCAACGAATGTGCAAAGTGCGATTGACACTTTGAGCGGATATACAAGTGGAAACCTTTCACTCAATTTGACTTATGCCCAGAGTGGAAGTCAAGCAAAGTATATGAAGATAGGGAAGGTTGTGTTGGTGTCCATAAATGCATCATTTAATTCACTTCCGCCTTCCAGTGCATGGACTTACAACTTCGCAACTGGATTGCCAAAGGCACAAACTATTCCAGCAGGGTATCTATCTTTTTTGCTAACACCATTTAATCAAAATTATCCGCCTATCCGACTTGCAATCCAGTCGCAAGGAACAGATTTGAGTTTTTACTGGACACAAAGTAGTGTGACGAGTGGCGCAGAATATAATGGATTCTTTGCTTACATTTGCGAATAAGAGGTGCATAGCATGAAGAAAAGTGGAAGAAATGCTCTGGGGAAGTATGTTGCCTTCAGTTTGGTGTGTCTGCTCGTTTATACCATCGCAACACTCATCATCTTCATGGTGAGTGGGGCAGAACCAAGCACACTGACTACTTGTTTTTTCGGAGTATTCGGTGGAGAAGTAGTCACTTGTGGACTTATCAAGATATTCAAGTTGAAAGGGGAGAAGAAAGATGGAGCAGTTGGTTGATAACTGGTATCTCGTATTCGGACTTGGTGCAGTGCTTGTGGGAGTAGTCGGAGCATTTGCAGAGTTCTTCTATGAGAGCAAGGAAAAGAAGATAGAGACACTTCGGAAGTGGTTAGAATATGCAGTGACCGAGGCAGAGAAACAACTCGGAGAAAAGACTGGACAGCTCAAGTTGAGACTCGTGTATGACATGGCACTATCAAAGTTCTCGTGGTTGGAGAAACTGGTATCCTTTGAGGAGTTCTCTGGCTATGTTGACGAAGCACTGGAGTGGATGCGCAAGCAGTTGGTATCTAATGCAGGAGTGAGGGGGTATGTTGATGGCTACGAAAGCAGAAGTTGAAAAGTTCTTCCAGACTATCAGTCCACTCGTGATTGAGGTCTGCAAGGAGAGAGGACTCGGAGATGCCCAAGCGCACACTTGCATCTGTCAAGCAGCTTGTGAGAGTGCTTATGGAACGAGTCTACTCATGGTGAAGGCGAATGCCTACTTCGGAATTAAGGCTACAAAGTACTGGAAGGGCAGAGTGTACTCCAGCAAGACGAAAGAGTGCTATGATGGAGTGACCTATACCACCATCACAGATTGTTTCAGAGCATATGGCAGTGCGATAGAGTCTATCCGAGACTACTTCGATTTGATGGACACTGGAAGATACAAGGATAGTTTGAAAGCACAGACAGTCGAGGAGTGCATCACTATCATCAAGAAGGCAGGATATGCGACTGCTCCGACTTATGTGAACACCATCTTGAGCATCTACAACTCAAATCTAGCCACTTTGAAAGGCTACACAGTGAATTCTACCATTGAACCACAAAAAGCCTTAAAAAGCGACACAGAAGTCGCACAAGAGGTTATTCAAGGCTTGTGGGGAAATGGACTCGCAAGAAGGCAGAAACTCATCCGAGCTGGATATGATGCGACTCGCATCCAGTCACTTGTGAATGAGATGCTCAATGAACCACTGTGTGAGAAGTACAGAGTCACTGCATGGATGTTGAATGTTCGGAATGGTGCAGGGACAAGTGGTACTCTAGTTCTGGCAGTCCTTAACCGAGGAGATGAAGTCATCATCAAGGACAAGAAGGAAGTGAGCGGAGTAGAGTGGGGACTCTGCAGCAAAGGATGGGTATCTATGAAGTATCTGGAGAGGGTGGTGTGACGATGACAACATATCAACTTCTATGCATCACTGGAGTGGCATCAATCCTACCGACACTCATCACATTACTCATTAAATGGTTAGTAGACACATTCAGCAAAAAGGCGAAGGAGAGAGACATCGAGATGAAGAGACAGCAAGCCGATACAGAACTGCTCAAGAATGGCATCCAAGCACTACTGCGAGCGCAGATGATTGCAGATTGGAACAAGTGGAGTCAGAAGGGATATGCTCCGATATATGCGAAGGAGAACTTCGAGAACATCTGGGAGCAGTACCATCTACTCGGAGCGAATGGAGTGATGGATGATATCCATATTAAATTTTTAGGTTTACCGACAGAGCCATGAAAGGCTTAACAAAGGGACTTCGCAAGAGGTCTCTTTTTTATTGCAAAAATTTTTGAAAAAATTATAAAAAAGTACTTGCAAATGTGAGTACAAGGTAGTATTATCATCTTGTCGGAAGGAAAAAGCCTTCAACGAAAGGAGAATGAACACATGG